TTATATCGGAAAGGCCGACCGCCCAGTCCGTTTAAAATACATATTCGCTTCCTTTCTCGTTATTTCGAAAAAGGTCTTTCCATCCACCTGGAATACATATGTTTCATTTCCGAAATTTTGGCTATTCTTTTTCATAACATTGGAAAGGGCCTTTTCTAATGTGGACAATGGAGCTTCTATGTTAGTCTGCCCATGCGGCTGGTCTCCCAGGATTGCCAAAAACGGGTTCCCACCGCGTATTACCGCGCCAGATGCAAGCTGGGGTATCTGCATGTCTGAAAATGATGCCATGGCCGGGGAATAGGCTGCGGCCTGGGGGGAATAAGCGGCTGCCTTCCCCATCCCGCCGACCAGCCCGCCAAATGCACCACCGACTGCGGAAGCCCCTGAAACATTGACTTTGATATTGAACAGCTCCTTGATTTTGTTTGCCATGTCAACAAGCGTGTTCCAGATTGCCAGAATCCCATCAATGATTCCGTTTACTATGTTCTTCCCGACGCCCGCCATAAATTCCCGAGCACCAGAAAATATACCTGTCACTGATTGCCATGCAGACGAGAACTTATCTCGGAACCATCCAGCACTATCCCCAAATGCGCCAGTTATGTTTCCCCATATAGTTTTAAATGCTGCCTTTGCCCCAGAAAACGCCTTTGTTGCATTGGAGTATGCTTTTTTAAAATTTCTGTCAAACCAACCTCCTAAGTCTTTAAATGCTTTTTGTATATCGCCCCACCTTTCGCCGAACCAGCCGCCGATTTTGTCGAAAGCTTTATGAACGTTAACTTTTGCATCGTCAAATTTATTTTTAAACCAGCCACCGACATCTGAAAGAGCCGACTGAATATCGCCCCATCTTTCCCCGAACCAAGAGCCAATGGCTTCAAATGCCAAATGTGTATTTTTTACTGCATTATCAAATTGTTCTTTGAACCAGCTCCCCACGCCTTTAAATGCATTTGTAACATCCTTATACCTTGCGCCAAACCATCCCCCAATTCCCTCAAATGCCTTATGTACATTTTTTATTGCATCATCAAATTTCTTCTTGAACCATGCAGAAACATTACTTAATGCTTTTTGTATCCCTTCCCATGCGCCGCTAATGGCTTTCAGTATTTCTTTCCATTTTTTTGTAATCCAATCTTTCAGCTTCCCGGCGGCTTCTTTGATTTTGTCCCAGTTCTTCCATAAGAGAACACCTATTGCGATAGCCGCCCCTATTGCCAAAGTCCATGGATTAAACACAGTACCGATTAATCCGGCCATTTTTTGAACAATTCCAATTAAACCACCCATCTTAGCAATAAAATTAACAATCCCGGCTACTGCTGTCACAATTTTAAAAGCCGCAAAAAATGAACCAATTATAATAGCCATATTCTGCACAGCTTCTTGATGTTCCGATATCCAATCTCCAAATTTTTTGAGCAAATCCGTAATTGTTTCCATTGCTGATATAATTACATCACCAGCCCATTGCCCCAATGGCTGCAAAAAGTTCTCCCACAGCCATATGCCAAGTGGCTTCAATGCTTCTATCACTTCGTTTGCAGTACGGATTGCTTCTGATAACATATCAAGGAAGGCAGGAACCGCTTCTTGTATCGTCCACCCAGCTATGGGGAGCAGCACATTATCCCAGAACCATTGCAGGCCTTCTCCAATGTTTTGCGTTAGCGGCTGTATTGCCTTCAATAATTCGTCTATTGATTCCAATAATGGGACAAAATCTAATTTAGCAGCCCATTCCGCTGTGGAATCAGCTATCCCATGCATTGTTTCAAGGACAGTGTTTATAATCTCTAATATCCCAGCCCATATGCTGTCACCAATACCTGCCGTATTCCATGCTTCTGTCAGGCTTGCGGCCAGGTTACCAATAATGTTGTATACTCCTGTTATTATCCCAAGTATATTTGTCCATATCTGAACCCCTATACCATTGCTGAAAGCCCGGGAAAATGAATCCCCAATTGCAGCCAGAAGGTAATTGACGTTTGTAAGCATTTCAAACAATGCCGTGACATTCTCAAACCCAGCCCCAGAATTCCATGCTTCTGTAAATGCTACAGAAATAGAGGTTACAACGTCAAACATGGAACGCAGAAGCTCCAATAAACTTTCTAGCCATCCTAGCCCAGTCCCGTTTGTAAACACTTCATAAAAAGTAGCCCCGATAGCCTTTGCAGCTTCAAGCAAACTGGAAAGAGCTGCCTTTGCGGAGTTAATGACACCCTCCCCTTTGGATTCCCATGCCTGCTGGAATACATCCCATATGGACTTCAAAGCATTTTCCAGTTCGCTGGCAACCGCTTCGCCTTCTTCGATTTTTTCAAAATCCACATCACCAAGAGCACCAGCCCCACCACCGATGCCGCCGCCCCCGCCACTAGATCCAGAACCGCCGCTACCTCCGCTATCCTGCTTTAGCACATTCAGCTTGTCAAATGGGGCAAGGGCTTTACTTGCGGCCTTACCGGCTTTCTCCGCTGACTTACCTGCTGCATCCATCCCGTCTGCCAAATCATTTGCTCCGCCTGCAGCATCCGATAAATTGGATGCCATTTTGCTGGAATCCACCACTGGGACTTTTATTCCAAACAGTTTTGAAAGTATTGCGCCTATCTGCTTCGCAATGGCTATAAGGCCTGTAAGGATTGTATTCAAAAACTTTACGACAGGGGTAAAAACCACGATAAGCCCGGAACCAATGACAGACAGGAGTTCCTTAAACTGCTCTGACAGTATCCTTGTCTGGTTTGCCCAGCTGTCGGAAGTCTTTGCGAAATCCCCGGCTGCAAGGGCAGTCTGCTGCATCACATATGCATATTGCAGCTCTACTTTTTCGGCCTGCGTCATGGCCTGTATGCTCTTATTAATGCCTTGTTGCCGTGCAAATTCCTGTAAGTTAACCTGCGTCATTACAACGCCATATTCTTTTAAGGATTCTGTCTCTCCTGTATAGATAGACTTTAAGGCGGTTGACGTTTCCTCTATGCTTTTGTTGTAAAAACTTGACATATCGGCTGCACGTGCCGTTAGGTTTATCGCCATATTGCTTGCAGTTTCTGCGCTATCAAGCATAGATGCACCCATAGCCATAAATGTGGAGCCCATCTGCTTTGCTGATAATTGGGAAATGCCAAACTGCTTTACGGATGTTTTTGCAAACTCCTCCATCTTATAGGCCATGCTGCCAAACGCCGTATCCACTACGTTCTGGACTTCCTGGATGTCGCTGGCCGTGTCAATTGCCTGTTTTCCAAGTAAAACAAGGCCGGCAATGCCAATGGCGAAACCGAGCGAACCCATAATCCCCCTTATGCTATTTCCAAGTCTTTCCACACCAGAAAGAAGTCCCCTGGCTCCTCTCTCAAACCCTCTTGTATTTAGTTGTGTATTTATCCTTATACTTCCGTCATATCCTGCCATAATAAAAGCACCTCCGCATAAGCAGAGGTGCTTTTGCAAGTCTGCCCGTAGCTGTTTGGGTTAGCGATGCATGCCGTTTATGCACCGGGAGTTATTTTTTTAACAGTATTTTATTCATCCTTCCGCTTTATGCTCAAGAAGTTTCTCCTCCTGAGCTCATCATCACTATAAGGCTCTACGACACCCGCATTAATCAATGCGTCAAGAACTGCCCCCAGACAGATGCCCGTAGAGATTGCAACTGCATTGGCAATCATTTTTCCACAAACCACCTCTGTGCTATCCGTTTCTTCACACCCAACGGCAATCTCTTTCGCGAAGTCGTCTGCCTGTTCTCTTAACTGTTTTTCTATTTCGCCCTGTAACGCCCTTACTTGCAGCTCACTCAGCATAATGCCCCTCCTTCTCTAAAATCCATGTTGTTTGTGTGTAGACGTCACAGATGATACAAGGATATTGGATTGCACCATGGTTCTACACGTTTTACACGATCATAACATGCTCTCGTTAGACGATTCTTCATATAGCAATATCCTTAGAATAATGGTATAATATGTCATGAAACAGAGATTCCATTAGAATTTGATGCCTGGAGGTGCTATATGCCAGCAATTATTACCAAAATTAAATTGATTAATTATAAAAGATTCAAGAATTATGTTATTGAACCAAAACCACATATTAATATATTAATAGGCGATAATGAATCCGGGAAAAGCAGCATTCTTCAAGCAATAGATATCGTTGCAAGCGGAAACATTCATAGAGTTGAAACTATAGGCTTGGATCGCATGATTAATATTGAGGCGGTTCAGGAATTCAATGCCAGTCAAAGAACTTATGATAACTTGCCTAAAATGATCATAGAATTATATCTTAATGGCGAATTCAGCCATGACGTTAATGGCAAGAACAACTCTGATGGGATCATTTGTGATGGAATCAGGCTTGTATGTGAACCGAATCCTGATTTCCAAAATGAGATAACAGAATCCTTAAAAGATCAGGATGATTATTTTCCATATGACTATTACAAGATTCGTTTCTCAACATTTGCGAATGAAGGATATACTGGCTATAAAAAGAAGTTACGAAGCATTTTGATTGACAGCACTAATATGAATTCGGATTACGCAACCAATGATTTTATAAAGCGTACTTATTTTCAATACACGGAGGATAACATCAAAGAACGTGCAGTCCATAAAGGTAAATATAGACAGATGCGCGATAACTTTCGGTCATCAAGCCTTCAGGAATTAAATAGCCGGATACCGTCCGGAAAAAGTTATGCATTTGGATTAAAAGCGAGTTCTGCTATGAGCCTTGAAGACAATCTAATGATTTATGAAGACGAAATTGGAATTGATAGTAAAGGAACCGGAAAGCAGGTTTTTATTAAGACTGATTTTGCGCTTGAGCGTTCTGGCACAAATATGGATACTATCTTAATTGAAGAACCAGAAAATCACTTAAGTCATGTAAATTTACGGAAATTGGTTCAGCGTGTTGCAGATGCTCAGAATGGCCAGCTATTTATTACAACGCATAATAGTTTAATTAGCACTCGTTTAGAATTACAGAATCTTATTATTTTGGGTAAAGAAGCTGTTGGCAACCCCGTATCGCTTCAAAATTTGGATCAGTCAACGGCAAAATATTTCATGAAAGCGCCTGTGGCTAATATCGTAGAATTCGCAACATCACGTAGAGTAATTTTGGTGGAAGGTCCGTCTGAATATATGTTATTTGAGAAATTCTATATAACGGAAACTGACCATAAACCGGAACAAGATGGTGTACACATTATTGACGTGCGTGGGCTAAGTTTCAAAAGATATTTAGAGATAGCCCGTCTAATCCATAGCAAGGTCGCAGTTGTTACGGATAATGACGGCAATAAACAAAAGAACTGTATAGACAAATACAGCGATTTTTCCGGGGATGCTGACATTGAGATTTTTAGCGAAGATGATAATGAGAAAAGGACGTTTGAAATCGTTTTGTATAATGACAACAAAGAACTCTGTGATGGGCTTTTCAACGATAAACCGCTAGATTATATGCTTGGGAATAAAACCGAAGCCGCATATACCCTGCTGGAGCAAACAGAGGATATCGTAGTCCCTGATTATATTAAAGGAGCAATCGAATGGATAAGAAAGTAATATTTGCCGTTGCCGGCTCCGGCAAAACAACATATATTATTAAAAGTTTATCTGCCGATAAAAGGTCATTAATCGTTACATATACTACCGCTAATTATGATAATCTGCGTCAGAAAATAACAAGCAGGTTTAATGGCATATGGCCGGCAAATGTGACTTTAATGACGTATTTTTCTTTTTTATATGGCTTCTGCTATAAGCCTTTTTTATTGGACAAGCATAAAGCAAAAGGCGTGATATATAAGGCAAATGAAAATAGATCTTATCGCCAAACAGATTTAGGTTATTATATGACACAAAATCGCTATTTATATAGCAACAGGCTTGCTTTGCTTTTGGAAAAAGAAGGAGTGCTGGATGATATAAAGCTGCGTATAAGCACATATTTTGACGAGTTTATTATTGACGAGGTTCAGGATATTGCTGGGCGCGATTTTACATTTTTAGAAAATCTTATGGAAAATCCGTTGGATATGCTTTTTGTAGGTGACTTTTACCAGCATACATTTGATACCAGCCGGGATGGCAAGGCGAATGGGACTTTATTTGACGACAAGAAAAAGTACGAAGCACGATTTACGAAAAAAGGATTTTCAATCGACAATACAACATTACAGAATAGTTGGAGATGCAGTAAAACTATTTGTAATTATATTAACGACCATATTGGAATTAAAATATCATCAAATCGTCCTGCAGAAGATGACACTGCAATCGAATTTGTAGACGATGAGAAAAGAATAATGTCAATACTCGCAGACAAAAATATTATTAAACTTCACTATCAAAATGGAGCTAAGTTTGGTTACTGCCACAAAAATTGGGGAGAAACAAAGGGAGAGGATCATTATAAGGATGTATGTGTGATGTTAAATAAGACTACCGCCAAGAAACGTACAGCTGGTAAGTTATCGGAACTGCCACCATCCACCAAGAATAAACTATACGTAGCAATTACACGTGCAAGGGGAAATGTTTATTTAATAAATGATTTTTAGAAACTGGGAGCCTCAGTTCCCCTGCTTAGCCATCGCCAGCAATGATAACACAGGTGATTGCAAAAATATCCTTATAATTGTGTAAATCATGGCAGATTGTATCGACATGAACCGTGTCGCCCTGTGTGAGATACAGCATATAGTAACGGTGTCTTATGAGATAAATATAAGTAGCGTTGTTAAAGTGCTATTATTTTTTGCTTTTTGACATTTGTATTGGAATTTTCGTCCTGTCCCGGAATAGGAATTCCAATGTTTGAGACCTAAGTGCAAATTAGTGTTGGGGCTCGGTCGGCACATTCTTTCTGCAGGGGGTTGCATGATCTAACTGGGATCCTTCTCAACTTTCTCCGTACGGGCTACTACGGTCGCTCGCTTGGCTACATCGGCGCACGCGTCACGAATGGCCGCTGGTGGTCTACTATTGCTGGTTCTGCTACGAACGGCCACATCTTGGATACGTACCCGACAAATATCTCCCCTCAGGGTAACTATTACCGTGGCTACGGTTTTGCCGTTCGCTGTGTGGTACGGGAGGGGTGAGAGAGGAGATTTTAAAAAAGAGTTTTTAGGCGTTATGGTATTTATCCATAAAATGTGGTATACTAAAGATAGTTGAATTGATTGGAGGAGTTTGTATGACAGTAGATGCAGCTTGGGATTATGCCATTGGTATGATTAAAGTGGATGGGCTGGAACCAACTGAAGATTTTAAGAAATATATTGAATTGGAAAAAAACGGGCAAGCTACTACGGAAGATTTAAAGAAATATTTGGACAAAAAGTATAAGGTAAAGCAGGATGCTTGATCCATATGTATATCCCGGAACTAATATCCTCAGGAATATCTTAGGCATTCAAGATCGGCAGATACTGGATGATGCAGAGGCAGATTATGTTTCCCTTCGTCTAAGAGAACTCGCTGAGAATCCATTAGAAGGGAGTTATGATGTTAATCATTTTGCCAAAATGCACAAATATATCTTCCAGGATATTTACGAATGGGCTGGAAAAATCCGTACAATCAATATAGAAAAAGAGGAACCTGCACTAGGTGGTTTATCCATAGAATATTCGGACAAAGCAAAAATTGAGGGCGATCTGTCTGACGCCTTAAAGAAGATGGCGTCACGTTCTTGGACCAATCTATCTTTAGATGACAGGGCAAAATATTTTTCAGAAGATTTAGCGGCAGTATGGAAAGTACATGGTTTTCGTGAAGGCAATACCAGGCTTGCTGTGACCTTTTGTTGCCAGTTTATTGAGGCGCAAGGAATTCCCATTGACCGAACAATTTTTGAGAAACATAGCACGTACGTCCGGACTGCGCTCGTTGCTTACTCAGCAGTATTCCACGATTTAGGGGATCTATCTAAGAAAGAATACTTGGAAAGAATCATCAGAGATTCTTTGGAGCATGCGAAAACACTGTGTAAGGTATAAAACTTTAAAAAGCCCGCGGAATCCCGCAGGCTTTTAATACATAAGTTACTCACAGCCGGGCCGTGCATTGTTAAAGTGCTATTATGTTGTTTTAATTTATCCCTTTTTTGTTTTTTGGCATTTGTATCGGAATTCTCGTCCCATCCTGGAACAGGAATTCCAATGTTTTATCAGCATATACGGTCACGGATTCAATCATAGAGTTCCATAAATCATCATCGAACTCATCCAAAATATCCCCACATTCCCGCAACTCGTCCAAGCAACGGCGGATCTGCTCTTTCCTTCCCGATTGTTCCAGGATCTCTTTTTGTATGGCCTCGATTTCTTCCTCAGCCTTTTTACATTCTGTATCCAGTTCGGAAAAACGCCGGTTGTATTTCTCCTGGTCTTGGATCTGCCTCGTGTTTTCTTCCATATAAAGACGGAGATTATTCATCAGATGACTATGCTTGTTTTGAGCTTCAGCCAGTTGCCTTTCTAACTTACTGGTATCAGCGAGCAGCGGCAACATTTCCTCAAACCGGGCAATATACTGTTCTTTATCGCCAAGCATCCGGTTAAATGCTTCCACGAAGGCTGCTTTGAGGGCTGCCTCATCCAAATTCGGAGTGGAGCAGGCCGTTTTTTCTTCATATTTTTGGTTGCAGCGCCAAATGTATTTACGGTGCTTACTGTTACTGTGCCAGACCTTCCGGCCGTAATAACCGCCGCAGTCTCCACAGATAACCTTTGCTGTAAACGGGCTGCTGCGGTGCAGCTTATGGCGTTCCGGCCGCCGCCGTTCAATCTCTTTTTGCACCAGGTCAAAAGTTGCCGGGTCAATGATGGCCGGGTGAGAATCCTTGATATAGTATTGCGGTATCTCGCCACAGTTTTTCTTGACGCGTTTGGTTAAGAAATCAGCAACGTAGGTTTTCTGGAGCAGGGCGTCGCCTTTGTATTTCTCGTTTTGGAGAATGCTCATAATTGTCGAGACGCTCCACTTTTCCTTGCCCATTGGCGTTGGTATGCCCTGTTTTGTGAGGTGGTCGGCAATCATCCGGACAGTCTGTCCTTCTAAAAACAGTTGGTAAATCTTGCGGACAATTTTTGCCTCGTCCTCCACAATCTCTAAGATACCATCCTCACCTTTCTTGTACCCAAGGAAGTGTTTATAGGCAAGGGAGAACTTCCCTTCCTCCATGCTGCGGCGCTTCCCCCAGGTAATGTTCTCGCTGATGGAACGGCTTTCCTCCTGCGCTAGGCTGCTCATAATCGTAATCATGACCTCGCCTTTGGCATCTAAGGTGTAAATGTTTTCCTTCTCAAAATATACTTCCACATTCCGTTCCTTTAGCTTGCGGACGGTCGTCAGAGTATCTACTGTATTGCGGGCAAAACGGCTGATAGATTTGGTGAGGATCAGGTCAATTTTGCCATCCAGTGCGTCTACCACCATACGGTTAAACCCCTCACGTCTTTTGGTGTTCGTGCCGGAGATTCCTTCGTCTGCGTATAGGCCGACAAATTCCCATTCCGGGTTGCTTTGGATATGGCGGGTATAAAAGTCAACCTGTGCCTCATAACTGGACTGCTGTTCGTCTGAATCTGTAGACACACGGGCATAAGCCGCTACGCGCCGTTTTTGCTGCATCGTTGCATCTATGGCATTTTGGCGCAGGCTGGCGCGGCTCTCTATCTTTTGGACTTTTCTTGTAAATGCCGGCATTCTTCCTCATCCCCTTTCCTTTTTTGCCTGATAACCTCCAGCTGACGTTCCCGCGCTTTCTGCCTCATTTCCGACGTCCAGCTTTCCCGGCGAGATGGATGCCGCCAGTGGACGCTTTCCATATGGCCGTCGTGGAAAACGTAGACCAGACAGTTGTGCTCCGGCACTAATATCTCCTCAATATCCCGGGTCAGTTCCTCCCGTCCCCAGCCGTCATACCCCAAAACCTCGGAAGTCTTAGCGATGAGTATGTCTTCCGGAATCCGCTGCGACGGGCATTCGGATTTTCCATAAACATGGAAAGTGGAACATACCCATTGTGGTTTCTTGGTGTACTTCTTATCCGAAGCGGTTAGCTTACGGGAAAAATGCCTGCCGCAAAAGCCACAGCGGATCATTCCCGTGAATAAATATGGGGAAGCGGGCCTTGCCGTATGCGGGCGTGAGTATTCTGCCGCCCGCCGCTCCAGCTCATTCTGCACCCTCTGGAAAGTTTCCCTGTCGATGATGGCTTCATGGCTGTCTTCCACATAATACATGGGCAGTTCGCCGTAGTTTATCATCTTCTTTTTGGTGATATGGTCGGATCTGTAGGTTTTCTGGAGCAGCAGATTGCCGGTATAGGTTTCCCGCTGCAGGATGCCACGGATGGTGCTCTTGCTCCATAAATTCCCCCACCTGGTTGGGACGCCCTCCCGGTTCAGCTTCTTGGCAATGGGTGCGATGCCCATGCCGCTGAGAAAGTTGTTAAAGATTTGTTTTACAATCTCTGCTTCTTCCGGCACCACCTGCAGCATACCGTCCTTAAAACGGTATCCGAACAATCCGCCGCCCGTAGGGATTCCTCGCTCAAAGTTCTTGCGGATGCGCCACTTGACGTTTTCCGAGGCGGATCGGCTTTCCTCCTGGGCAAAGGAAGCCAGCAAGGTCAGCATTAGTTCGCCATCCGTGCTTAATGTGTGGATGTTTTCTTTCTCAAAAAATATGTCAATCTCCAACGCTTTAAGCTCACGGGCAGTCTCCAGCAGTGTCACCGTGTTGCGCGCTAACCGGGTAATGGATTTTACAATTACCATATCGATTTTCCCTGCCCGGCAGTCGGAGAGCAGTTTTTGGAGCCGTGGGCGGTTTTCTTTCGTGCCGGTCATTGCTTCATCGGCATAAATTCCGGCCAGTTCCCAGTCGCCCCGGCTTCCTATATAACTATTATAGTAACTGATCTGTGCAGATAAGGAATGAAGCTGCGCGTCCTTGCCGGATGATACGCGCGCATAGGCAGCGACACGTTTACGTTTGACGGGCTGCGTGTTTCTGCCCCCTATTTTTGTTATTTCTCTCATAATACCTCCGTTCCAGGCATCCCCTGTTACATCTATCACTCACATTGCCATAAAAAGCAAGTGTCGTTTTTAATAAAAGGGACTGCCATGGTGGCATACCCACCGTAAAGTTCAGGGAGCCCCATGAGAGGCTCCCCCCGTTAATGTGCTACAGTTTCCTCACCCGGTCCTCGCCATATACAATGCCAAGCCCGGAACCACAGTCCCAGTCAACGAATACTGTCGCGGTATCGTCAACCAAGCGGACAGTACCTTTGTCGCCGGGTTTGAGGCGGCTGTAAGGATCATCCATATGGATAAGTTCCACCCGTGTGCCAATAGGGTACATTTTCCGTATCCGTTCGACGGTTTCCCGGTCGGGAAATCTGCTATTTGCCATAAGTTTCGCCTCCTGTAGCCTCTTCCCGTGTCTCATATTCTGCGGCATCTGCTTCTTCCAGCGGAATGGTAAGCTCCTGCGCTGCCACAAGCGTCGCTTCTGCCGGATTTGGTGGGATTGCAGCAGTCTCATTACGTTCCGGGCGGTGGCCGGATTTCCAGCTGCTGTTGCCGGTAAGGTTTCTTAGCAGGATTTTGCGGGCAGTTTTATACTCATCCCCGATAAAACCTAAGCGGATCAGGAACAGGCGCATGGTGAACTTAGCGTTCTCAATCGGTTTTTCTACCGCCGTCACCCGTTTCTGTGTCTTTGCCATTTTGCAGATGGCGGCGACTAAGCGATTATAGGCATCGGCTTCACCGTCAATACCATGAAGAGTGAACCACGGGAAAGTAATCTTGCCGTCAAGTTCTACGATTGGCAGGCCGTCCGTTTCCAGTGCCTGTTTAAGTAAGGTTGCTTTGCTGGCAACGATTTTCTTTAGATTTTCCCGCATTTCCGGGGTAAATCCTATGTTGGGAATCTCAATTGTCAGTTTATCCGGTGTGTCAGTATTTGACGCTTCACTAGGCACATTCTTATCTGCGTCAAATGCTTCTGCCATATTGTCTATGGCTACCCTTTCTGCCTCGAAACCCCGTTCCTGCAAATCGCTAACAAGTACCGCTGCAAAATCGGGATGGATATTACTGCCATATGACAGCACGCCGTTTCTGTCTACGGTATAATCACCAATGATGTAGGAGAAACTGGGTGCGCCCTGGTAGACAGCGGGTTTATCCAGTATTTGGCTGATAGCTTCAACCAGCGGTTTTCTATTGCTGCCGCGGAGATTGTAATTATATTGGAAGTTCATATTATTTGCTCCTTTCGTTTGGCTGTACACACATCTATCACTCAGACCGCCGATTCCGGCAAGTCTTGTTTTGTCATAACAATATGGAATAATGTGTGTCATTCTGCTTCCGGGGCTTCGCCGGTAAAGAGATAATTAACATATTCTTCCTGGTGCTCTTCCAAATAAATGACTAACTCATAGTAATTCTCACGGTTAGCGATCCACTGTACCATGCGGGTGTCCAGCATATTGGTTTCCCCACTTTGCCGGACAGCCTCAATCTGTTCCTTAATTCTTTCTGTCATACGTCTCACCCCCTTCGTACTTTTCTGCCAGATATGCTTCCCAAACCGAATCAAGCACGGCATGTCGCAGAATTTTGGCGTCAAAGCCAGCATCTTCATAGCCTTGTAGGATTGTATCAAAATAACTGCGCGACGGCGTGTCATAGGGATGCAAAGCTTCGTTCATGATATAAGCCATTGCCCGGATCCGTTTGCCGTCCACCGTCATTTTTAGTGTTTCTTTACGGTAGAGGTGCGGAAAGCCTTCATAAATGTCGAGGTTATGCTCGTCATTTGGCTGTAACCGCCAAATGAGGATGGGAACTTTGCTACCTCGGCGTTTCTCAATCGTGGCTACGGCAGTGCCTTTGCCACGAAACATCAGGCGGTGATTCTGTAAATAAGTTGCTTTTACAACCTCTGCTGTCGGGCAGCGTTTTGCCATCTGCTCCAGATTGAGATTGGAGCCATAGGCGATATAGAATCTGTCTTTGGTTAAACTGTTATTTTTACTCATGCGTTTTGTCCTCCATTCTCGGTGTTTCTGATGCCAATATGACTCCTGACATTTTCTCTTGAGCCGTACCGCCAGGCGGCGTTGCCGTCTAAGTGCTGGTAAAGATGTTCCCGACAACTCTTGAACTCATCACCGATAAATCCGATGCGATTGAGCCACACACGCATGGCAAACTTCTCATTTTCCTCTTGGACTTTGCGGCAACTGGCACTTTTCTGTGTTAATGCCTGATGGTTTAGAGCAAGGGCTAGAACGATATACGCCCGGATTTTGCCAGCGTGCAGTGTGCTGTTGAACCCCCGAAGCTCTACTGTGTGGTTACCATGAAAGAAACTGTGCAGATTGAGAAAATGATAGCGACTTTGATGGTAGTGGCCATTACGGTTGCCGCCGTAATTCTCATACCAGATGGATTCTATCTGGGAGAATCTCTTTGGCTTCACCTGGTTCATCCGTTCCACGAGGTATGCATCCATTTTCTTACAATAACGCATTCTTTCCGGTGCAATCTGAAGTGACTTATAAAGCAAATCATTATGCGCGTAGATGATGTTGATAAAATTGCGGATACTTCTCGGCGTATGGTTAGAGCCATCCAGATGGATATGGATGCCACAAGACTTATTGGTAAATCCTCTGGCTTTTCTCAGTCTCCTGGCTAAAGCCTGCACCTGGTCAATATCTTCCCGATACAGCAAGATGGGGCTGACTAATTCCACGCTGTATCTGTCACTGGCGGAAACTGTCCTGCGCCCTTCCTTTTTCTGACAATGCAGGCTGCCATCGTACATGATTTTCCAGACGCGCCCATCGGAAGACGTTACCTTATGAGTGTCGTAGTAATCCACGGTAACCTCAACCGTGCCGTTCAAGAAACGCGCGACGGTCTCTGCCGCTTCCTGCCGGGTAATCCCGGTGAACTCGATTTCCAGACCGAATCTTTTAGTAAACATTTGCCCTCCTTTCCTGCGGCTGTTGGAGCGCGGAATGGGGGCGGCTGTGGTGCGCCCCCAAACTTGGCTGCGCACCATGCCGCGATGTTTACTTATTTTCTATGTTACCTGCCTAAATCCTCCTTTCCCGGAACTTTTTCCGTGAGATTGTTTAGCGCCGGGCTGAACCCTGCTGCGGAACCGGATGCCGGACGGTATTTTTTCTGTATCTCTTCCGTCAGCTTATGGTGTTCTGCATCGGTAATCAGCCCGCGCTTATGAAGATGGCCGGCGATGGCAAGCATCGCGCCATATTGCTTTATCTGTTCAAAATGTGCTTTATCCATTACGGCAATCCCTCCCCATAGCGGCTGAGACGGTAACATTCCCTGCCGCAGAATTGCTTTTTCTTGTTCCCGAAGCTGACGAATTCTTTTCCGCAGCAATAGCAAATCAGACGGTATGGCTGCCTGCTGCGGAAATGGTTCCACCACTGGTAACGGCACCGGTTGCTGCAAAAAATCTTGCGTCCGCCACCCGTGGGGTGCGATAATGGCTTGCCGCAATTTTTACATAAACCGGTTTCCGCACCGTTGCTAAGTGGGGCATGGACGCCATTGCGGTAGCAGATGGATTTTACAGTATTGGGAGATAAGGAGAAAAAATCTGCAATTTCCGCATACGATGCGCCATCCTCACGCATTTTTAGTATTGCCTGTTTGGTTTTGGGATCAGTCATACTGCCTCCTTTTCTGCCCCGGCTCCTGCACCTGCCATATATGCGGCTTTGATGCGCAGGCCGAGGGCGTGCACTACATTGACGGTTACGGCGTTGCCAGCCTGCCAGTAAGCCTGGGTGTCGGAAGTCACAGCCAGCAGTTTATCAATCTGTTCATCAGAAAACCCCTGCAGCCGCAGGCATTCCCGTGGGACGAGGCGGCGAATTCTCAGGTCTTCCCCCACAACCGCCTTGTCCGCATGCGTGGTAAGGGTATAGGAGACGCCGTGCCCCACGCGCGCCCGCTTCTTGTTCTGCCCGGCATAGGAGATGTCAACCGAGTCCCCCGGCTCCGCCTCACTGTACCCGCGCCTGGTGGCTTCTTTAATCAGCAGGACACCATCACGTACCTGCCTGGAGCTTATGCCTTTGCAGTAACTGGCAGTGAGGGTGCGGGCGCAGTCCCTTGTATCCGTGATCCCCACCTGGCTGCTGCAGCTTACGAGGTACAGCCCGGTTTTCCCGCCGCCTCCCCCGGAGCTGGCGAGCTGGGTGCAGGCGACTCCGGCTGGGTCGTAGACCCTTTCCCCCTGTGCCCCGCGGATGATCTGTATAAGAGCTTTTCCGTCTGCTCCGGTGAGAGGTAGTATTTTTCCGGCACATCTCGGATCAAGATATCCGACAATATACACCCGTTTGCGTGACTGTGGGACTCCAAAATACTTGCTGTTAAGCACCTGCCACTGAACATCGTACCCCAGTTCTGATAGCGTGCTGAGGATGGTTGTAAATGTCCTCCCTTCGTCATGGCTAAGCAGTCCGGGAACGTTTTCAAGGATAAAAAACGCAGGCTGTTTGGCTTTAAGGATACGCGCGATCTCAAAAAAGAGCGTGCCTCTCGCATCTTCAAAGCCACGGCGCTTTCCGGCAATGGAAAAGCTTTGGCAGGGGAACCCGGCGCAGAGCAGGTCGAAGTCCGGCATTTCTGCTGCATTGATGGTTTTTGCGTCTTCATAGAAAACCTCGCTTTCTTTTATATTATGTATGGCACGGTATGCCCGGTTGGCGTGTTTGTCGATTTCTGAGTGGCCGATGCAGGTAAAGCCGCCGGCACGCTCCAGCCCGGCGCGGAACCCGCCAATACCGGCAAACATATCAAAAAATCGAATCATATTTTGTTTTGTCATGGTATGCCTCCTTTTCTGTTGTCTTGTTTGTATATAACTATTCATATATCGCTTTTATTTGGTGTGCCTGGGCACCTGGCGCAGTTAAGCCGGCAGGGACGGATTCTTTCTGCTTTGGCATTATTTATGCACTGCCTGTTTTTGTTTTTTCGTTTTTAGCTTTCGTAGGAGATGGTTACATAAAATCTTTTATCCCGTCATAAGCATGGCTGCAGAAATCGAGGATTGTATCGATAATTTTTTCCTCTTCCACGTTTTTGGGCTTTACGTCCCAGCCGCGGTCATAGTTGATGGCTATCGGCCCATATTCCTGCCGAACCGTCAGTTTGCTAACATTCCCGCTGTTAATGCCGAATTCGGAAGCTTCTGCATAGACTTTTGCCTGAAAGCGTAAATTTCCGACTTTGCCTGATATCCAATTATTATCCATAAACTTTACCTGGCTGATGCCATAGCGTGCGTCTTCTAGGCATTCTTCCATATCCTAAGATGCATCCGTTTTGCCGGTCAGGATGAAATGGCTGTACGCACCCCAGTTCTTTCTGTCAAGCAAATAATTTACGAGTTCGTGCCAGCCTTCACGGTTAGCGATGGACATTACCGCGTTGCAGTCAAACATGTTAGTTTCCGCGCTGTCACGCACTTTAAGTATCTGCTTTTTTATAGTTGGTGTTAATTGGTTCTTAGCTGTACCCATGTTGCTCCTTAGTAGTTAAATTGTTCATAAAACTGCAGCCTATAAATGTTGCCTTTGCATCAAGTCTTGCCCTGCCGCTTAACTGTGCCAGGCACCCAGGCTAGGGCAGAATAAACAGAATGCCTTGTAGCTGAATACAATATGGCTTAACAAAGCATTTCTCTATCGCCTCCCTCCAGGACGAGATGTTCCAGCTCATCGCAGGTAATTACAGCAAATAATTTCGCTTGCTTGTCAAATGCCTCTCTTAACTGCCGGATGAGTTTTTCTTTCCGGGTAATGCTTGGTACAATCCAAACCGTGAGTGGGAACATTTCCGATTCTTCCTGCTCCAAGCCGGAGCGGTAGTAGGCATGGTATTTCTCGCATTTATCAATGATCTTGGCGGGAGATTCCGTGTCAAGGTCAACTTCGATAAAATAGCGGTCTTCATATTCTTCAGTAGCAGTTGCGGCGTAGAGGTCGGGCTTGAGGGAGCAGGATACCCCGGCACTGCTGTATGCCCGCCAGCATTCCGGCTCTAACTGCAAAGCGGTAATCTGAGGCTCATGTTCCCGGCAGATTTCTGTCAGCCGGATGGCAGTTTCTGCAACCGCCAGGGTATGGGCTAAGAAATATGGAGACGGTTCATAATGCCTGCGCATGGGGGACGATTTGCCGTCATGGAGCCGCAACAGGCGCTCGCCGGCGTGGGTCAGATGCCAGATGAATGAGCCTGATCCGGCTCTTACTCCGCCAATCCTCCGCGAGAGACTGTCTACCAGCCCATGCCCGCTTAGCTTCTTGAGGCTGCGGCTGGCTGCCCTAAGCCCTGCAGACGGGTTAGCGGCATCGTTAAATAATAGCCGCCCGATCTGCCCGGTCATAAGATAGCGGTACTGTTGCACCGCGGCGAGCAGCTGTCGGTCGCGCTCCCCCAGGCGGCTGTCAGTCTCCGCCAGTTGTTTTTTGGATACACGCTGGGGCGATTGGCTGTCGTTAACAGGGGCGCCGCCTGCCATAGGGGAATCCGTAGTGGGAACGCTAAAGGAATCCCGGACGTTAAACTGCGCGAAGCCCCTGATTCCCGCGGTTTCCGCTTGTGCTTTGCCGTCCCCGTCCGTCAGTCGGTTCGTCAGCCGGTCCGTCATGGTTTTTTCCTCCTTCCAATGTTAACGTCGCCGGGATTTTCCCCGGCAGTTTGGTTGTTAGCGGTAAATATACTGAGATATTCTTCTTCAATTTGCTCTGCCGGGATGCCGTAGGCGGCCTGGCTCTTTGCCTTAAGCTCGGCGGCATCCCGCAGGGCGGGCGGTGGCGGCAGAGTCCTGCCCTGCACCCAGCCAATGTTCCTTCCTCCTAATTGGAACGAGGTGTAAATCTGATAGCGGGGCAGAGCCATAAAATCCTCTGCTGTAAGTTCCGGTGCCATCGCCGCCATGTCTTTAGCATCCTTGCTGTTAAGACCGAACACAATCTTGTTCCTGGCGTTGGCGTCCACCCCGGAGCGGATATCTAAAGGCAGCTGATCGCGGTATTGGTGTGCCAGTGTCAACCCTACACCCAAGCCTCTCGCCTGCGCTAAAGCATCCGCCAAATCTGTCGGCAGTGAGAGGTAATCTTGGAGCTCATCAATAAATATAGAAACGATATGACGTTTCTCTGCCGGAATGCCAGCCCGTGACAGTGCCAGCGTCCAAGTTAGCCCGACAATAAGTGAACCCAGAAGCCTAGCACTTTCTCCTCCGGTTAAACCACGGTTCAGCGGAATTAGTACAATCTTTCGTTTATAGAACAAATCTGTGAGGGAAAACTTTGGCTTTGCCTGCCCCAGGGTGTTCCTTAGCCCCGGTCGTAAAGTTAGCTGTCTAAGCTTGTTGAGAACAGGGCTTATCTGCTGCCTTTTTTCGGTATCCCTTAGAGCCTCAAACTGTTCCCAAAAGGGGCGCAACGCTACGCGGTCTTTAACCTTGTTGGTAATTTTCTGCCTAAACCGCTCGTCAGTCAGAAGTGGCAATAGCCACAATAGGGTAGAATTTTCTGTCTCAACGAGGGTCAGGAGGGCCGCTGTTAGTATATCTTGCGTGTAAATTCCCCAACAATCACTAAAGATTTCTTTAAGCACGGAGAGAATTGCATCCGCAATCAGCGAAGGGTTGCCATAATCCTTAAACGCCAGCGGATTAAACCCACAGGGGCAAGGATCGGATGGATCGATGATGACCACGTCGCCCATGCGTTTTTCAGGAATCCGCATTAGCAAATCGTTAATAAGATCTGCCTTCGGATCAAGAACAAGAACGCTTCTCCCAGCCGTAATATCCGCCAAAATCAAATGCAACATAGCAGTCGACTTGCCGCTGCCCGTCGGACCCAAGCATATCGTATGCTCAAGTGAATTTTTTGGTGAGATGCTTAGCCGCTTCGGGCTTATGGTATCCATACTGATAGCAAAGCTACGGTCATTTTGCCGATTAGTCGGATTGCGGTACCAGTGAGGTGGCAAAGTGAGTTTGGGATGCAGCCCTGGTGTTCCAGGCAATTCTTCCTCCCCGGCAGGGAGTAGCAGAAAATTGGCTAACTCTTTTACTGAAAGCTGCAGTGGAAAATGCCACGGTACATGAGCGGAATTGAGATCGTGTGGTTTTATCTCTTCCGTATGTATCCTTACTCCGGCGGACTCCAATACCCTAAATGCGCTGATGATGCTTTGTAGACGATTGTTGGCATTTTCTCCAGTAATACCAATGCGGATGACAGCCTGGAACGTGTGCTGCTCGGCTTTTTCACGCACGCTTTTACGGCTCTCGGCGGAAGCTTTTTGTACGTCTCCGAGAAGTATCTGCAGCCATGTTGCATTTGGGTCAGCGAGGTTAGTTGGCACTGGGGAGGGGGCATAAGCCCTCCCCAGTACAATCTGTATTACCATTTCCGTGCCATCCTTGTTTTCTGCCAGTGCCGCCAGTCCTGCCCGGATGACCGCCTCCGTAATGTCAGTCTTAAGCGAGAGTGTCGGATGGCTAATCTTCAGTTGTCGGGCAGTAGTAACAGCAGCACGTTTTTCTGCGTCCACCTCATGGAACTGGATATCACCATGTGCCTTGATGGCTTCTTCAATATTTCTGATGTACCTTGTGGCGGCTCCGATGAGGTAACTTACTTTGCCGTTTTGGCTGCGTACTTCCCAGATAACGGCTCCCCGTGGCGATAATGGCGATAATGCCGCTAAATGCGAGAGAACTTCCCACACGGCTTCTGTTTTATATGGCCGCGCCCATACTATTTCCTTAAAGACAAGGTTTTCTATTTGATGCTTCAAAAATGCCCACTCCTTTCTTTTCTTTCTACCATTGTCCCAAATCATGCTTGTGTTTCCTGATGCGGTAGATCATAATAACAACTATGACAACAATGGCGATAGCAAGCAGTATCGGCCAAACTTCCAAAATCAAGTATGCGGCGGTATTGATGAGAAAGGCGCTGAGCGCCAGCATGAATGCAAACTCGAGTATCCTGGTAATTATTTTTTTGGGTGGTTCCAATCATCATCCCTCCTCTCTGAATGCTTTAGCGCTGTACTTTGGCACAGGATAGCCCGGGATTATGATATCGCTGTCGATCTCATTGCCCCATACATCCCAGCCAGGTTGTCGGCGGCGGGCGAAAAGCTCTAAGTAATCCGGTGGGGAAACCCGCTCAATGATTTTATGGATTTCCTCAGGCTTGTGCGAGTGGTCCTGCACAGGAAAGACACCGAAGTTTATTTGGTTCCTGCAGCGGACTGGCGCATTACCATGCGTACCAAGTAAAATATGCTCAGTACAGTTTCTCAGATACCTGCCAAGCCCCATCCGAGGCTTAACCCATGTAAACACGGAACGCGGGGTAAAGCCCCATGCTTCTAGAACGTCAAAACCGCACCTCAAAGTATTGTTTGTCACCCATAGCCAACAGTGGCTGTTTCCTTCCGCCAAATCCGCTACCGGCAATGCTTTAATACGTTCCAGCGGCATCAAATCATAGTGCTGAATTGCACCAAGAGCCCCTTTTTGCATAATGTCCCAAGGTGGGTCAATAAGCAGGGTAGAGTAGCGTTTAGTTGGGCTGTCTTTGGTTTCTGCGTTATTGATAATTTCTTTCATAATCATCCTCCTTTCTTTTGGTTGGCTGCTTTGACGCCCATTGAACCTCAAAGCAGCCACGAAATAAAACATAAGAAGTTAAAACTTTTGCAGCGACTGGACTACCTTTAACAGAGGTCAGACGTAAATTAAAATGCGTCAAAAAACAATGTTGTAATAAGGTCAAATATATGTTAACAATGACTTGTTTTGCGCTTAATTGCTGTACCCTCTGCAACGACAGGGCAGTCCTTTGCACCGTGTTTTCTGCCTAAATGTCAGTTTTTCTTGCGGAAACGCTCTTTCGCATCTTCCGCACAAGCTCTACGGATCATTGCACGATATGATTCCATGGCATCATACCCATCCATAAAGCTGTCCTGTAAATACTTCCATATCATCCTGCGCATAGCAATCTTTCTATAACAGTGCTTAAAAAGCATACGGAGCAGCCAGCCAATGATAGTAACTATAGATATTGCTTGTGCGATTAATTCTGTAGTCAT